CCCCCACAGGATTTACTCCCAACGGATTTTAAGTCCGGTGCGTCTACCGATTCCGCCACGCTCCCAAAAACTTACGCTTCGTAAGTCACATGATTATACTTGAGATACTCAAAGAATGTCAACTTCATTTCTTTATGTGACATTCCACAGTGCTTTGCTGCTTGAGGAAGATTCCATTTTGCACGAAACAAGTTTTCATTTGCTTCCTTCACATTCTCTGGCGTTGTTTTCACTGGGTCTTCTTTCAGTGCTTTGTAGTTAATGCGATAAGGGTTCATTTTGAAAAAAGTATCGTGCGTAAAATTTTTACCGGGATTTTTCTTCGACTTTTTTGTAAACTAAAGTGGATTTGCGTATGAGAGTGTCTCTTCATTCACTGTAGCACGAACGAAGTCTAGCACACTCATAAACTCTTCTACGGTATCACAAGTGACTTGCTTTTCGTCTCCTTCATTGGAGTAAAGATACACGGTTCGCTTGATGGGGTCCACCACACAACGTGTCAGGTACTCGTCTTGCATTCGGTCGTCCTTTGATTACCTTAGTAGTATAGCACCTCTCAATCCTCTGTGGCAACCCTCTGTTCCGCTTTGAGACGTGGCACATCCTTGCGCTCACCAATGATTAGGTAATAGCAATCAATGGGCATACCACCGCTTGCTTGAAGGAACACTTTATTCTCTCCAATTCTTTTAACAATCACATTCTGATGAGCACCAATTGGAGTTAAGTGAACAGAAATTGTTGTTTGTTCTACAAATGCTTCCCAATAACTTGGAAGATTGATTTCATTTTTACTTGTAACTCTACCACGAAAGAATACTGCATTCTCTGGACCAAGTAAACTTTCAAGGTTTAAGTTATAATCTTTAACTGATGGATGACCGATAGTAATCATGGTAATAGTGATGTAATAGTTGTGACTCCAAGATACTCAATAGCAGTATCATACTTATCTATATCATCTGCAAGGCCACCAATTGCTTGACGATTCCCCCAGATTTCTAATTGTATATCAGTTCTTAAATCTCTGATTGCATTCACTGCATCAACTTTATAATTAAAATCACTCAAATCCGATTGAATATTTGATTCTGCAGTATTTGCAGCATTAATTGCATTTGTCAGATTTGTTTCTTGAGTTGGACATGCTGATGGATTTTCATAAAGATTTACAATTCCAATTAATGATGTATCAAGTGACAATGTAGCTCCTTCAACAGCTCTTCCACTTCCAAAAGGATTTTTTGGATAACTAGAAAAACCAACAGTATAATAGATCTTTCCTGCTCCAACATTTGGTTCTTCTATTGCAGGAATAACGTCTCCGCCACCTAAATTAATTTCTTCATGAGCAAATTCTGGTCTCCATGATTGAGTGTTTGGATTGAATCCAGAGTTATCATAGAAAATTGACTTTCCAATACCATATTGTCCACTTGTCATAATTCCAATTCTTTCTGGACTAAAAGGATTAGATGTAAATGGTAATCTGAAATAACTGATTGCGGTCGTACCAATTCCTGCAGGACTTTGGAAGACAGTAAATGTCACATATGATCCATCTTGTTCTGGAGCAGAAGCACCTATAGATACAACAGAACTTAGAATTATTGTACTAACTAATTCAGAAGTTGTTCCAATGCCAATTGTATTTCCAACTCCAGACAAAACACTCAAGTCCGCAAGAGTTGTTCCAAGTCCTACAACTTCACCATATCCTATAGAAAAAACACCACTCTTTGAAGCATTTACAAATTGACCAGATTCAACTCCAAGAGTTACTCCAGATCCAATTGGAGACATTACAGTTAGGATACTAGAACCAATACTGATTGTTCCAATAAAACTTGTTACAAAAGTATCTCCAATATCTTTTTGAGATGGTTCGTCATAATACTTAAGACCATAAAGATTTTTTTGTTCAAATCCAAATAAACTTCTAGGTGGATAGGTGGTGATACCACCGTTGACATTTAAGAATGCAACACTACCATCAGTGCCGAGACCAACTCCACTTGTAGATCCTATTCCTGCAGTTGAATAACCAACTAAAGATAATCTAGTTACTCGAAGATTATAATATTCATTAAATCCACCACTTCCATCTGATGTAGTACTGATTCCAAGAACTCTCCAGAACATATCAGTTCTGCACCCAACATTTACTCTTGCTTGATATGCATCTTTTACATCTTGAAGTTTATCATTAACATCTTCTACTTGAACAAAAAGATTCGCGTCAATGCTTACAATCGCGGCATCATATTTTTCTTTTTCACTATCTTTCAGAAGAATATTTTTCTGAAGAAACTCAACTCCTCCATATGATTCTTTTCTTTTTTCGCTTAAATCTGAAATAATATCTGATGCGATTCCCATTTTTTATTTCCCCTTCAGATCCCAATCTTTTGCTTCATTACCTTCATACTCAACGACTAAATCAGCAACATCTTTTCTCTTAGCGTAAACAGTATAACTACAATTAATTGGACCGCCAGAGTTATTTAAGACATTAATTTTAGTCCCCCACTCAATACTCTTCACAAACAACTCCTGATAAACTCCATGTGGGGTGAGATTCACAGTAATTGTTTCTGGATCAACCAAACCTTTCCAATATTCTGGTAATTGTATCACATTTGTATCTATTAATCTACCTCTATAATAAACACCATTTTCAGGACCTTCAATACATGCATGTGCTAATCTATGATTCTCTTTAGTAGGATGTGATATATCAAATTTCTTTGTAGTTCCTACAATAGAACTATTAAAAGATAAGAATCCATTGATGTGTGTAGCACCATTTACAACAAGAGATCCATTAATTACTCTTGCGCCACTTTCAACTACATTTCCTATTGTTGCTTCTTTTCCAACGTCAGCAACAGCACCAGTTCTCAATTCTACACCAGTTTGTTGTTTAACACCAATAAAACTTTTTGCTCCTGTCCAATTTAAAATTCCTAGTCCATTTGTAATTGGAGATATAATATTGATAAGAATCGAATTAACACTTACTCCAACTGGACCAGTAGGATCTCCAACAACAACATCAATTGGAGTGGGAGTAAAACCTCTGCTTGAAATAGATAAAATTGATTTTATTATTGCTGCTTTAGCATTAGTAATTGGCGGTCTCGTGAACCCAACACAAGTTTCTCCCGGTACAAAAATAGGAGCGCCAACATGAAGTCCACCATCAGCCCAAACTGCACCAGGAATTGCCGCTGCACCAAAACCATGAGCAATATTAGGTGGTCCAGGAACTCCGCCCGGAAGATTAGAAACAACTTGTAATTGTTTACCGACGTGTAGATCTCCGACTTCCATATTATGCTATACTCTCAATCAACTTTTTAAGACCTTCTAACTGCTGCTTAATAGTATTTACTCCACTTCCAAGAGGGCTAGTAACTGGTGAAATATCAGCTCCCTCAACAACTTTCATTGATCCACAAGTAATTTTATATCTACCAGGGACATTTAAGTTTAGATTTCTTTCCGTACCCAAACTTAAAGCATCAGATGACTGGAGTTGAACTGTTCCGGATTCAACATTGACTTTTGCATTGGATAATACATTAACCCAACCAGTATCAGTTCCATTACCAGAAGCAATAATATCAATATCCTGAGCAAACATTCGGATTCTTCCTTTTGGTGCTCCAATAATCATGTCACCATTCTCTGCATACGCAACAAATGAAACTCCATTAACTGGTTGTTCGCCACATAAAATTTGATAACAAGCAGGAGCACTATTAATAGTAGATCCTGCAAGTTTACCGGTCATTTGAAGACCCATATAATGGGATCTTCTGAAAGAACTTGGAAATATATTGCGAACAATAACTGCCATTTTGGCATTATTCTTCATCACATCACCAAAACGAACTTCACCTTCGGTAGTTCCTATATTATTAAAAGAATAAACCTTTTCTTCTGCCATCAGTTCTTACCTACACAATCAATAACTTGAACCAACTGAGTTCCAGTAGGAACACTAAATGCATCATCTTCACCAATTCTCTTAAATGACAGAATTGGAATTAAAGTAGCGTTGTATCCAGTACTGGTATTTAGTTTGAGTGTTGGTGTTCCTGTAAATCCAATACCAGGTTTAACAATATTAACATCAATAATTCTACCATTACCACCTATTACAGGAACAAGTTCTGCACCATTATCTGGCGTGATAGTAATAGTGTCTCCATTACTAAATCCAAATCCAGGATCTTCAATGTAAACATCTCCAATAGAAATTGCAACAGGATATGTTGAAGATGGAGAGGTTGAAGAAACAAGATCTGGACAAGGTGGAGCAGTGATAGAAGTATTTTCTTCTGAGATATATTCTGGAACTCCAGCAAGTCGAACAGTGTCTCCAACTCGAATATCAATCACTTCACCAGAATCAAATGGACCTTCCCATTTCTTTGTATCACCTCTTCGAATCAAACTCTGACAGCGATTCGCAATTGTTCTACCCATACCACCAACACTACCATCAGGAGATGGTAAATATCCATAACCAGTATTATTCATGATAACATTAATAACTCCAGTTTGTGTGCTGGTTTCTCCTGTTTCTGGATCTGTATATTCATAATCACCAATTACTGCGGTTCCATATGCACCTGTTCCTGTTCCACAAGCATCATCAATTGAAACTACTGGAGGAATAGAATACCCTGTTCCAGGAGCTACAATATTAATTCCAAGTATTTCTCCCGCAGCACTCACAACAGCGTTACCTGTTGCTCCAGAACCATCAGCACCCCAGAAAGATACTGTAGGAACACCACACTGGAAAAGTCCAACACAATCTAGTGCCGAGTCAATAGCTGACTGAAGATCAACAGCAAAAATGTCCTCCAAAAGATTTCCTGGTATCTCACCAAGTGCGATTGCTGTTTCTGCAATTGACTTTGCGTTTTCAAAGATGCCCCTAAAATCAAAGGTAGATAAAGAGAATTGAGATGAATCCACTCCACCTTCAAGAAAATTCCATTCATTGGTAATAGGACAGAGTTGTTCAATATCACAAGAAAGAAGATCAATAATAGATTCAAGGAATCCTAAAATGTCATTAGTAAGATTCATGGCAATTCCTAACAAATTAGAAAGTGCTCCTAAAATTTGATTAACTGCACCTATGATTTGAGATATAATATTTCCAAGAAGAGTTGAGAGTAATGATTCTATTACACAAATTCCTGTGTTTAAAAAAGTATCAATAAACGAATTTAAAAACTCTGCGATAATATTTGCAAGATTGTTTAGGATTTTTAAGAATAAGCAAGATATTAAACTTAACGCTTCATCGTTTGCTTCTAGCGCGGCATATCTTGCATTTAAATAGAGATTTCCTATGGTATTATTAACAATTGCATTAATTTTTCTTATTACAAATCCACGTATTTCATTAATCAACCAAGTAATAGCATTTGCAATTGCTTGCGATGCATCATTTATTTTTGATTGAACTTTACCTAAAAATTCTTGACTGGTTTGTAAAAAACTATCTTCACCTAAAACACCAGTTCTAAGTTCTTCAACAAACTTAATAAGACCTTCAAGTTCTTTGTTGATTGCAGCAGTATCAACAGGAATACAAGGACTTGGTATTTCTATACTTTGATTATGTGTGTTTTGCTTTTTATCTGCTTCACTTGGAACAGTGTTCCTTGGTATTTCCGATCCAGATGCGACCCCACTACCTTCTGGATTTGTGCAACTTTGAGGTATTTTAAAGTTTATAGAACCAGGAATAAATCCACTTGCAGCACCACAACCAGCAAATTCTTTTGTCTTTGGAAGATCTGTTTTTGTGTTTATGTGTGCATGTTCAATATAGTAAAGTTCAGTTAAAGGATCTTGAAATATTGTTACATAAGTGTTTACAGGATATGCTGGAGTAGGACATGCTTCTCCACGCAATCCGGAAGTTGGTGACTGTCCGTAAGCATCTATTAAGTCATCAACTCTTTCAGTATCATTTGTTGCGGAACAAATTCTTACCTTATACTTATTAAGAAGAACACCTGATGACTGTTCCTTATAAGAAGTGAATTTTCCTTGCTGTCTCTGAGCAATTTCAAATTCCTCCGAAACAACCTGACCTATTCCAATGATGGACTTACCAAGTCGTTTTTCTAGTTGTTTTCTAAAATATCTATTTTGTGCTGATTCTGACATTAATCCTCATAAATTCTGCATTCAGATGCATCTGGATTTTCGTCACAGAATAATTCTAAAGGTGTTGGATCATGATCTTCATCAGGATGATTTAGTTGATACTTTTCTAGAGAGTCAAGTTCACTCTCTAGATGACGACGACGTTGTGAAGAAAGTTCTGGATTGTCCAGTGCATCTCTATCATCATTGATATGTTGTTGGATGTTTCTTTCCATGTTAGGTTACCTTTACTCCGAAGGAATCTCTTACCAGTCGCAGTCCAGTGTAAGTTTGTGACTTATCACCGTAATGGCATAGATCCGATATCATATATATACCACTATCCTTAGGTGTTTTTGTGAGAGTACTTTTTGTAGATAGTTCAGGAAACTCACAATAAATCAAATCACCTGCATGTAAACTAAAATCAGCAGGTATTATGATCTCTGCTGACATATTAAATTTCTGTCTGTAATTTTGTTGGGCTTGTTGCAAAACGTCTTCGACTGAAATACCCTCCTTCGTGTTTTGTTCTACTTGCTTTTCTATAGAATCTCCAGAACTAAAAGTTTGGCCAATATCTCTTTGAGTAACTACCCTAACAGTTGCTTTACCCTTATATTCTTCATTAAATTGTGGTAGTTCTTTACCAGCAATTTCTCCATTACCTTCAGGTGGTGGTGTAAATGGATCTTTTTTAGTGTAAGTTTTATTGACCTCATCAAAAAATTCAAGAACAGTTCCATATGCGCCAGATTCAAATTGACCAAGTGCATCTATTGTTCTATCAATTCTAGAGTGAAGTATCTTATCATCAAATCCTTGAGGAACTGTTGTTCGATCAACCTTTTTATTTTCAATATAATTTTTAATATCTCTCCCTCGACTATCTTTGTAATTAGGAAATTTTCCAGAAATCTTAAAAAGATTATCTATAGATTTAAACACATATCCTTCTGATGTTTCCCAAAAAAGATATCCGGACATCTTTCCAATTGCATCTTTAATATTTGGAATTGCTATTTTTTGTAGGTGCAATATTTTATCAAATGGGTAATCGTCAACTCCCCATTTTTCATATGTATTAATTGTTTCATCAACTTCAATATTTTTTTGTGTTCTTAAAAATTCTACCAGTATCCTACGAACACAATTTGATATTTTACCATCAAATTTAGTTCTTACTCTCGTTTCGAGAAGAGTATTATCATATGCTTCTTTAGAAACTATGTTCAGTTGGTATGATATGTTTTTAAATGATTGAGCAACTCTTGATACAGTTGCAACTCTTAAGTCATTGTCATCAGTGAGTTTTATTTTATTTCCATTTGCATCTTCAATCTCAAATAAAACCTTTTCAGTTCCTTGAAGACTGAGACCTTCAAGTGCAGATATTGTAGCACCAGACCCATCATCTGCAGACATAGTGTTTCCAGATTCAACAATCTGTGCTGTTATGAGTATAAAAGGAGACAAAACACTTTCACGATATTCTATTCTTGGAATAGATCTCATGTCTACTGATTTTTTATTTTTGTTTGAAAAAACTTCAAACTTATTAAATTGTAGTGACTCCTTGCTTCCCATATCTTTTTATTACTATTTAAGTAAGAACAAATTCCTTCTGATAAAGGATGGTGTTGTTTTCAAATGCAACCATTCCGTTTTGAGAATAACTTGTATTCATTGCAACATCAGTTGATTTTGGTTTTGATGGACCTAATGATGACTGATTCCAATTAAAAATTTCTGACGGTTTATTTTTATCTGTTTTTTTGAAAGATTCTTTTTGTGTGTTGAAAGGTGCATTTACACTATATCTCTTTAATGGATCAAATGCACCTGTGATCGTTCCATTCCACCCAGTTCCAGTTTCCCAATGTAAATGTGGACCAGAAGTTCTTCCTGTCATACCAACATACCCAATAATATCACCTTTTTTAATATTCCCTTTACCTCTTCCGCTGCCACTCATATGACCATAGAGATGATAAATTCCGCTTTTGTCTATGAAAACAGTATAGTTACCCCATCCAGATTCATATCCAGATTCTACTATTTTACCATCAGAAATTGCTCTTAATGGAGTCCCTGCAGGTACTGCAAGATCACTTCCACCATGACTGCCAGTGCTTCTCATTTCACCAAATCTACCAGTGACAACTGGAGAAACTTTTCCAGGAGCAACATACTCAAATTTGGTAGATTGTAATACACCTTTTGCATATTTTATTCTAGCTGCATCATTTGCTTCTGCTTCACCAGGTCTTTCATATTTTTTTCTAAACATAACAGTAGCTTCTTCCAGATTCTTTGTACCTTTAAATACTGATGCACTTAATCCACCATCACCTGTCCTTAGTTCATGTTGAATGAATTGAAGTTGTGTTTCAAAAGAATATGGATCTATTTTTTTATTGTCAGCAAATTTTTCTAAATTAGACCATCTATTAGCATCCCATTGTGCTATACCTTTCATACCAATGCTATTCTGAAGTTTAGGATTCATTTGACTATTTTCCTGCAGCAAATTACCAACAATAGCTGCAGATTGGAAATCAGTATATCCCTGACTCTTAAAATAGTTAAAAGCTTTCATTGCTTTAACATCACCAGAAAAATCTCCTGGAGGAGATCCATCATCAAAACCACCACTTGGAATTGTACCAGGAGCACCACCTTTCAAATTAAACTCTTGATTCAAATTCTGCAGCACCTTAGATGCAGAACTTTCCAATGCAATTGAAAATGCACTGGAAATATACTTACCAATTTTCTCACCAATGCTCATACCACCTTTAATTTCTCTTGAAGGAACTACACCGCCATTTGCCATTGCAATAGTTCTTGAGATGTCATTGAATGAAGAATCCAGTTCAGCATCAACAGCAGCCTGAATCACAGAACCAAATGTATTACCAAGAGATGTTGCAAGTTTTCGATCTGGTTTTTGTCCTAGTGACATGTCAATACCAGCACCAAACATTGCACCAGCAACACCATTCAGTGACCTCATCTTTTTGAGATCTTCAGAACTCTTTCTGAGTGCTCTTAATGCACTTCTTTGTCCTGGTTCATCCTTACCATATATCTGTTCAATCTTTTGCTTTCCACCAATATCTTTTCCTGGTTGTGTTTTTTGCGGTGTATAAGTTCTCTGCGTTCTTCTTGGAGTAGTTTTAATTCTTCTTGATGTAGCAACTCTTGATTGTCCACCAGAAACTTGACCTCCCTGTGCCTTAGCAGGTATTGGTTCTGGTTTATTTTCTATAAAAGCATCATATAAAGATTTGCCAATTAAATCTCCAATAAATCCACCCGCAATTAATCCCAATCCAGCACCAAGACCAAATGTTCCAGCACCAGCAAGAGCTGCACCAATACCAGATCCAACAAGATTACCAACAGCACCTGCTGCTGCTCTTGATGGTTTCTCTCTAAAAACAAATGTATCAATAACAAATCCAATCAGTGCTCCTATGAGCGGTGCTCTGGTAACAGCAAATCTTGCAGATTGTTTTGCGCCTTGAGTTGTTACACTTGATGCTATTTTTGGTAAATTTTGTTTACCAAATCTTTGTGAAAATTGTTTCTCACCATATCTCTGTAAATATCTTTGCTGTGATGGTTTACTAACTTTTCTTCCTGATTTATCATATCCAACTTTAGGTTTTATTCCTTTCGGAGCAACGCTCATAGTGAGCATTGCAGCACCAATTGCACCATTTAGAATTAGATTTAAGTTTTTAGAAAACTCATCAAATGTTTTTTGTGCTCCTTCACCACCAATGTTTTTAATTTCTGCACGAACTTTATCATATGCTTGATATCCAACATCAATAAAATCAATTACTCTATTAATTACATTCTTTCCAAATGATTCAATAAATTTTGCAACAGGAGTTATTAGTTTAGAAAATTCCGCAAGTTTAGGTAAGAATTGATTATACTTATCAAACAAATAACCAAGTAAAGTAAAACCAATAAATCTATTAATTGTATCAAGGATACTTCTTCCGGGTATTGACACCTTTGCTAAGTTCCTTTCATTAACCTTAGTTGGTTTTCTTGTTTCTAATTGCTTTTCTCTTTCTTCAGATTTTTGTCTTTCTTTTTCTTTTCTTTTACGATTATTTTCACTCTGTTCAATCAGATAAGTGCTTTCTATAACATCACTTATCTTTGTAATCTTTTTCTTAATTACAACTAAACTACCACCAGATTCTCTTTCTTGATCTACTGGTTTTAGAAATTTCTGAGATATCTTAACATCTTTCTTATAGAAAACGTTACTTACAGGAACCAAAAGCGGTTTCTGTGATTCAGTTATTGTACCACCTGGTCTTCCTGCTGGTAAAAGTTTTCTGGAATCTATAGTTGCCATATTATTATCCTACAAGATCTGCAATACCAAGAGCATCAGAAATCATAGATCTGTGTCCAGTGTTTGCAACAATACTAAACTCTGGTATTTGAGTGCCAGATATTGTTGGTGTTGCTGGTTTTTGTGCAACAGAAGTTGTTGGAGGAAGAACAATCATCTGGGTTTTACTACTTATCACAGGTGTTCCTGGTGCCATTGATCTTAATTGTGGTCCAAGATTAATTGGTTGTCCTCGAAGATTGACATACCCAGAAGGTTGCACACCCATTTCACGCATCATGTTTTCTTGTCTTTGAGCAGCGCCTTTTATGGTTTGAACATTTGATCCAAAGTTTCTGAAAGAATCACGAACAAAACTACCCGATTGAGTAGCAGTATTTTTTAACATAGTCCGAATTGTAGGAGCAACTCCAAAACCACCACCCGAAGATGGAGTATAAGATTGACCCATCTGTATAGATCTCTTTGGATTCAATCGGTTGTATCTACTAACATCGGATGAACTATAAGTTGTAGGTCTTTCTGTTCCAGGAACATTCATTCCGAACATCTGGAAAACACTTCTTGCACCTTTCTTAGCCCACTGAGTTTGACCTCCTGTTCGTGGTGCCATGACTCTACCAATCATTCCACCACCTTGAGCAAGTTGAATGTTGTTTACCATTCTTGGAATGTTAGTTCCACCTGCCCTCTTATTCAATCCCAAGAAGAAGTTTGCTCCATATTTATCAACTGCCTTTTTAGATATCATAACTTCACCAGGTTGTGCTGCGATCAGTTGTGTATCAGGGCCCGCACCAGTAATTCTCAAACCACTATCATCATTAATTCCACCACCACCTTCAAATGCAATATCATTAACATCTACGATTCTATCAACTGCTCCACCACCAAAGAATGATTTTCTTCTTATTCTACCACCACTACTAAATGCTCCACCAAATCCTCTTTGAAGCATTTGTTCTTGCTGCAACTGAGGAATTCCAGGTGTCTTACCAGTTTTAGCAGTTTCTTCTGGAAGAACTATGGATGGATCCGTTTTCTTAAACTCCTTTCTTCTTTGCTCATTCATTTGTGAAGCAGCATATGCGCCACCAGCGACGGCAGCAGCACCAAACACATATGGATTAGCAGCAATAAATCTTGCCATTTGAGGAATGAATCCTCTCAACAACTTTAAAGTGCTACGAACAAATAAACCAAAAGGTGTTGCAAATAATCCATATGCAGTAAGTAATGCAGGCCACCAATCCTTTAAGAATCTACCAAGAACTTTAATTTTTCTTTCATTCGCAGGATCAGCAAACCACTTCAAAACCTTATCAACAAAATAACCAAGCAAAGTAAACTGAATGAATCTCATGATTCTATCCAAAATACTTTGAAATGGAGCAACTATTTTCTTGACAAGTGCTGCTGCTTTTTGAATTGGTTTTTCAAGATCCAATTCTCTTTTAGTTCTTCTTCTTTGTTCGTCAGATTTTTTTTCTTCGTCCGATTTCTTCTTTGTAAGTTTATTTTGATCCGTTAAACTTTTTAGTATCTTATCAATTGCTTCATTAATATCTTTGATGTCCTCAGAAGATTCTGTGACAGGAGTAGTTGGTTGGGGAATAACTGCTTTTGAAGTTAGATAAAACTTCTCAGTAGATACTCGGATAGGTCCAGTTACTCCTAAGTTCTCAGAGGTTATTTTCTTTCTTCTAATTCTAAATCTACCTACATTTCCTCGTACTCTTTTAAACTCATCAGTCAGAAGCATATTTTCTTCAGTTGATATTTTCTTATCAACCATTCTTGCTTCTGCTAATTTCTCCCGAAGAAGAGTCAAATAAGTTCCATAATCAATATCAAAAACTTCATCAAGACCAAGTATTCTTAATACCCTTTCATCTACATCTTCGTTAACAAGATCTTCCTCTCTGGTTCCCTCATACAAAGCAAGAGCGGATTCTTTCTTACCTTCCGCTCTTATACTTGCCAGTAGGTCATCCAGTTCGTCAGGTCCCATTTTGTTGTTGCTTTGCTTTTTCTTCTTCTAAATGCGCTTTTAATAATTCAACATAGATGTCCCTTTCCCAAGGGATCATATTTTCAATCTCAGTTAATGAATATTTATGATACTGCATCAAGGAGAAATTAAGTTTAAAGTAACTCTCAAGGTCCATGTGGACCAGTGCTATGCGAAAAAACTTGAGAGTCCCTCCAGTACTACTGTACTTTCAACTTCAGTTTTTGGATTTTTAACTTTAACTTCATGAGATAGTTTTGGCATTGTCTCAAAGAACTTCTCAATTTCTTTGAACTGGGATGAATTCATTTGCTCAAGAAAATCTACAAGTTCTTTCTTGGTGCAATCAGATGCTGTCCAAACTTCTTCTTCATTATAGATCTTATCAATACATGCAGCAACAAGATCAAATGACTGATCCATTGAAGTGTCGGTTGTAAAATCAAAGTTGCTCTTAATGAATTGATCAAGAGATGGATATTTCATCTCCATTACGATAGATTCATCAACCTTAATTTTATTTGTATGCTCTTCTTCCTTTTGAACTTTGATATCATCAATATTAATTTTTACAGGAACATAAGTTTCCCCATCATCAGGACAGATAATATTAACTTCAATCTCTTCTCCAACTGATTTACCTCTAATGTTTAAAAAGAGATATTCAATATCAAAGGTTGGAAGAGATTCTACTTTGATTCCTTTTGTATGAATACAAGATTTAATTACATTCTTAATTGCTGTTGTAATCTCTTTTGTATTTTCACTCTCAAGTGCTAATACTAAAAGTTTTTCCTCTTTAACTAAAAATGGTCTGTACTGAATCGTTTGTCCAGACGAAGGTAGTTCCAACTCATATGTTGGTGTAGCGATCTTTGGTAAAGGCATAATATCCTATAGAAGTTTCAGTGTGATTATTTATTGAGGTTGCTGCTGTACTGTACCTCCAGTTAAAAATCCTCTTTCAGCAAGTTGCGCTTGTAAAGGTCTATTTGGATCAATATTATTTACGAATATTTGTTCGCCATTTGGACGATTTAAAGTAATTGTTTCTTTAGGTGGAACGAGAATATCACCACCACCAACGATATATCTAGAATAAGTAAATGACACTGTACATTTTAGTAATTGAGACGATTCATATGAAACTGGCATTGAGTTTATGCTAATTGGATATGCATTTAAAAATCGATATTGCAAAACTCTTCCGGAATAATCTTTTTCAAACTTTTTAAGAAAAAGTGTAGTTTTGTATCCTTGTCCTAAAGCACCACCTTGTCCTTCTGGAAAGTTAACTCTATAATTATAATTTAATCGTTCTATTCCAGCATTTGGAGTTCCTTCTACCCCAGTATATTGTTCATTTACAATATACGACATCCAGTTTTCAAAGAAGAAAATTATATTATAATCATGATCTACATAAAAAGTAAAGTCAGCTCTATCATCATATTGTCTTCTATAAGCATGTCTTTCTGTTACACCAGTAAAATCATTATTAATCTCATGAGTTGCTAAAGATGATCCCGGTAGTGCTGCTTCCGAACAAGATAGAGAATAAAATTCAGAGTTGTTATTTGTATAACCATCCCCCAATCCCGCACCAGATCTATATTCATTTACCCATGATCTTACTGTACTAGGTGGATTAAACCAGCATTGAAAATGAGAAGTTAATGCAGGTCTTAAAATAGTTGATTTTAACTCTGATATCGTTTTGTTAAATGGTGTGGGTGAAGGCATATGCCTATAAATATTTTTGCTTATATATTATGTAGACAGGATAAAAGGATGCCAAGAGATTCAAAGTATCATCAAGGATTTTTTCATCCACAAAATCCAGAAAAATATATTGGAAATCCACGAAACATAGTATACAGAAGTTCTTGGGAATTAAAGTTTATGAGATGGTGCGATAGAACACCAAGCGTATTGAGATATGGTTCAGAAGAATTTTTTGTTCCTTATTTTAATCCAGTTAAAAATAAAGTTTGCAGATATTTTCCCGATTTCATTATTGAAGTATTAGAGAATGATAACAAAGTAAGAAAATATATCATAGAAATAAAACCAAAAAGACAAACAATGCCTCCCGTAAAAGGAAATAAAAGAAAACAAACATACCTCAATGAAATGAAAACTTATATGGTCAATCAAGCAAAATGGAAATCAATTCAAGAATGGTGTGACGACCGCATGATAGGGTTTAAAATCGTCACCGAATCGGAATTAGGTATCAAGTAATGGCAGAAGGTTTCGGTAAGGATATTAGGTCTTCTTCATCTAGAGTAAATCAACTCAAAAGAAGAATAAGAGGACTTACTGATTCAGATTCAATCATGATGGAAATACTTAGTATATTTCGTGAAACTGAATTTATACCTAAGGTTGGTAAATATTATACCTTCATATATCTTGCAAAGACACCAGGTATTACTTTTGATGTTCATCCATTGATTGCATGTATCGATATTCAAAGATGGGGATTCAGAGGTTTAAACTTTCACTGGGGAACTGTAAGAAATTACACATGGCAAGAAGTTGCTGGTCCATTGCACATCATAAAGAACAATGAGATTGAATATCTTCGTTCTGTTCCTTATGCAAGATTTTTGAAGAAACCATAACTAAATAGATAAAAAAGAACTATAAATGTCTCATACTCTACAAAAAATTGAGATGACTAATCCTCTTGTAGTTGGGGAGGATTTCTGATGGCTGATAAGTACAAATTCATTTACGGTGAGCAATTTGCACAAAAATTACCTGGAAGTGACCAAAATTTTTATTTTAGAACAGCAACAGAGTATAAAGTAGACGGTAACGGAAAACCCATAGAAGGATCAGCGAGAACTCTATTATATTATGCACCTAAACCTGCAGCAAGAACATCTGATGGAAAGATATGGACTCCAGGAACTGCGGACTCTGTAGATAATTTTGATTCAGGTGGATGGGTTTTTGCAGCAACGACTAGTGATGGTGGGAAAACTTATTCTTTTAGAAATTACACACAAACAGATGCCGACAAAGGAAGAATTCCTCCGGGAAAAAATGTAGGGGATGAAGTTTTAGGAGCAACTGCACAACAATCATTATCTACAAGTGGTGGTAGGTTTTATGAAGCAGTACAAAATAATCTCATAAACCTTGCAGCAACTACTCAACCAGGACTTGCTCAAGTAGTATCTGCAAAACAAACAAATGCTGTGCAGCAACAACAAACACAGCAACAACAAACACAGCAACAATTAGATTTTAGTGATATTAATGTAGAAGAAATTCAGTCAAGTATAGAAGATGCAGAAGATACAAGAAGAAAAGAATATGGATTTTATACTTATCCAATAAACATGGATTCTAACCAAGATAGAATCTTATTTACAATGAAAACCATCAAAGGTTCTAATATTAGTCCAACTTTTAGGGAAAAAGCAATAAGGAGAAAATATAATGAAGAAATTAGAGGTTCAGTAACTCTTCCAATTCAACCATCAATAACAGATAGTAATACGGTTGACTGGTCTGGTTTACAACTTAACGCTTTAGATGCATTTATTGCTTCTGCATCATTTAATGCTGCAAGTGCCCCAAACCTTACTGGATTTGCAGAGTCGATAGGAAGGTCTGTCGATGAAGCACGCAAAGAACTTTTATCTGTTAATGGAACCCAAGCAATGAAACTCTTTCTTGCTCAAGAAGCTGCTGGTGTACAAGGATTGTTATCAAGAGTAACTGGAGCAATCATAAATCCAAACTTGGAATTACTTTTTAATGGACCTCAATTAAGATCGTTCAGTTTTACATTTAGAATGTCACCAAGAAGTGAAAAAGAAGCAAAGGTAGTAAAAAATATTATTCGTTTCTTTAAGCAGGGAATGTCAGTTAAAACTACGAAAAGTAACGTATTTCTTAAAAGTCCGAACGTATTTGATATAAAATATAAAACTGGTAATAGTGATCACCCTTCTATCAATAGAATTAAAACGTGTGCTCTGCTTGGATGTGATGTTGATTATACTCCGGATGGAACTTATATGACATTCAACGATGGTCCCAAAACAATGACTTCATATGGAATGACATTAAGATTTAGTGAACTTGATCCAATATATGATAGAGATTATAATGAATTTTCAAAAGAAGAAATAGGTTTCTAAAATGCCAAGTTACTTTAGACAAGTTCCAGATTTTGAATATGTCAATACAACTAATGATGGTCGGAATATATCCGATTATTCAAGAGTAAAGAACCTTTTCAAGAGAGGGAAACTTCGTGATGATATCTTTGGAGATCTTTCATTCTTCACAAAGTATCAAATCATTGGTGATGAAAGACCAGATAATGTTGCATATAAAATCTATGATGATGAAACTCTTGATTGGTTAGTTCTAATTGCAAATAATATTATCAATGTCCAAACAGAGTGGCCACTGAGTCAGCAAGCATTTTATAACTTCTTAATTGATAAGTATGGTTCGGAAGAAGTTCTAAATCAAGTGCATCACTATGAAACAATTCAAGTCAAAAATTCTATAGGATCAACAATAGTTCCTGCAGGTCTTACCGTTCCATCTGATTACAATATCTCATACTTTGATGTTAATTCTGGACAAAGAATTAGTAATAATAACATCACTAAAGAAATAACCAATCTTGAGTATGAAGAAAATATTCAAAACGATAAGAGAAATATTTTTGTGCTCAAACCAATTTATATTAATGTTGTATTGAATGATATGGAACAAATTATGCCATATAAAAAAGGTAGCACTCAATATGTGAATGCTACCTTGAAAAGAGGAGATAATATTAGATTATTTCAGTAATCATTCCTCAGCAAGACGCTGGAAGTAAGATAGAGCATCGTCTTCATCCTCATCAGTTTCCTTGTTCACAACAGGAAGTGAAGGTGACTTAGAGCGAGCAAAGGACTCTTCCAGTTCTGCAATTACGCTTTCCTCTTTAGAAGGAGTTTGAACATAGGATTCATACTGCTCTTCTTGTTCTTGAATTGCAGCACGAGCACTCTTTTGACCTAGAACCATTTTCAGACGTGCTTCAAGTTGCTCATAGGACTTGAATTGGTCAGGAGCAGTTACTGCTGCGAGCGAGTATTGCTTCTTCCAGACGGCTTCAAGAGCATCATCATCATCCAGGAGTGGTGCAACGC